CTCCAGTAATATTTTTTCCAACTCTAAGAGTATACCCCGTTAATGTCGTACTACCTATTCCAAGGCTACCTGCCATATAGTTATTGGCTGTGCCGTTCATGTAGAGATTCCACCTACCTGTGGCGGCTGCCAAGTTGCCGTAGAAGCCGTAGTTATTCGTTGCGCCTGTTAATGATGAATCTACAAGATATCCAAATTGATTAGAAACTGTAGCAAGACCAAATGAAGACGAACCTGCTGCATAGAAGTGTCTTAAGTTAGATAATGTAAAAGCAGTATTTTGAACACTTGCGAATGTCTGTATATATGAAGTAGTAACAACATCTGATTGAGCCGTACCAGAAGATAAAATACCTACAAATGTAGCTCCACCTGTTTGATTCTTTTCTACCCTCAAGTTATACCCAGTCAAACTGGCGCTTCCAATACCAACACTATCGCTGAAATATCCAGTACCCGTTACTTGTAATCTTGCACCGTTGTCGGTGAATGTGCCGCCGTTTTGTATTAGAAGATTGCCTGTGGAGAATATTCTTGCTTTTTCACCACCTGCATAGAATGTTAATGTATCAGCAGCAGCCCTTCCTATACCCGTATCAGCATCGGCAAGATAACTATATATAGGTGCATTTGTTAATGTTTGTAAATCTATTCTAAATCCTCCAGTTGAACCGATTGATTGTAGTAAACTTGCAGAACCAGTATTAATCTGTATTCCGTGTGTTGCCCCCGAACGAATATTCATTGATACACCATCTCCGAATATAGAACCTACTGAACCAGCGTTATCAAATCTTATTCCAGTAGCTAAAGTTGCTGCACTATTAATTGTTAAAGCAGCAGCTGGTGCATTAGTTCCAATCCCCAACCTTCCATTAGTCGCATCCCAGAACAAGTTATTACTCCCCGTCTGCGTATTCGTACCACTCCAATAGGCCACCTGCCCACTTGTGCCTGTGCCTGTGATGGGGTTGGTGAGAGCGGCTTGAGCGCCTATGTCGGAGAGTATCTCTGCGCCTGTCCTATATTTTATCACCCCACTATCGGACACTAAAAAGCGGTCTGTGTCGGTAGTAGCTTGAGCGATAGTTGTAAGCGTTAAGGCTTGACTAAACCTACCACTACCAAGGACATCTAACTTGAACCCTGCGAAGGTTGGATAGGTAGTAGAACCACCAAGGACGGCATCACCGCTATCATTGAAGACAAGCCTCATATTACCTGAGCCATCGCCTAAGTAAATATGGTTTGACCTATTACCAAAAGCATTTACCCTTGCACCGAGAACAGTATTATTAGCACCCGACAAGTTACCACCTACATAGGCCTGTGCGCCTAAGATAGTGTTATAACTGCCAGAAGGAAAATTACACTCCGCACCATAACCTACTGCGGTGTTGTAGTTACCAGTCTCTGTGCTATCCAAAGCATAAGAACCTATCCCTGTGTTATAGCTACCTGTGCTTAATGAATTACCCGACAAGTCACCAACGAAAGTATTCTCATAACCATCGGTCATGCTATACAATGCCTCATTACCTATGGCAGTATTCGCATCACCACTTACATTTGAATACATTGCATAAGCACCTAAAGCCGTGTTACTTGCTGCACCACTTACGATTGAACCCATTGACAAATAACCAAAGTAAGTATTCTGCCAAGTTGGATTTAAATTGCCTGTGCCTATCCTTGCCCCACCTATGGTTATAGTTTTATCAAAAGATAAGCTATAACTACCCATCGTCACCGTCCTATTGCCTGTGAGTGAGCCATCGGTGGTGTAGATGTTCCCACTCGCATTAGTCGTAGGCTTCCAAATACCTAAAGCTGCGTCATAAGAAAGTACCTGCCCATCTGTTACCCCTGCGGTAGTCACGTCATGTAGTTCGCCCAGTTCCCAGCCGTTCATGATTTTCACGTACAACTTACCATTATTCTGATGGGCATACTCAACATAACCTATCACAATAATGTGCTGAGGTGCGACAGGCTTAACGTTAGTCAATGCACCTGCGGTAGTAGGAGAGAGGTAAATAACATCACCATCGCTCCATGTCTCGCCTTGTAGTGAGCCTGTGGTATCAATACCCTCAAGGCTACCCACAGTCATGATAAAACCCTCTTGGTTAGTGGCTATGGTCTCTGTCACCAATCCTATCGTGTCCGCACTATTGTTATCATTGTTCGCTTGAGCAAGAGCCACCGCTAACCTTTGACCCTGTGCACCACTAACCCTAACTGCTTGATATTGTGCTTTAGTCAAAGTTTGGTTAGGGCTAACTTTATTAACTACCCTTGCCACCAAGTCAACGCCATTCTTTAAAATAACGCTACCGCCTTTTAAGGTTGTTTCGCTACTTCCAATGGTATTATTCCATCTTGTTGTACCTACCGCCGCTGTGCCTGTTGGAGATACATCTAAAGTAAGCTGCCCTGCCTTGAGTTCATATTCGCCTAAGTCCACATTAGCAGTCGCTCCAGTATATGGGACTTTATCATCAAGTGCGTTCTGTAAGTCGGTCTGATCGGATAGCGTGCCTGTGATTTGGCCCCAAATAGCACTACCATTCCCAGCGCCATAGTCCACGCTTATGTATGTCGCATCAACAGTTGTGCTTATATATATAGGCGCATCATCGTAGTTAACCTTGATGATAGGCGCATCGGTTGTATAGTTAACCTTAATTACTACCATTTTTCTTAGCTTGTTACTTGGTCTAAAACTTGAACAAAACCTTGCATCCATGTATAAGTACCACTTGGGGTGGTTACTTGCAGCTCATAGTTGAACTCCCCAGCAGTATAAGCAGCAGTGGTGACACTTGTCAAGGTAACTGTCCTCTCATTTGTCGCACCTTGCACAAAGTCCGCGTTAGCCCATGTGAAAATAGTAGTCCCAGAGCTATCTTTAGCCATGAGCTTGAAAGTATATGAGCTTACGTCCTTAGCAGTAGTCTCACACTCATCCTCCCAAAAAGACAAAGGGAGCGCATAGGTGTCTCCTTTTTTTATTGGTCTTAAATTGAACTCTGGTATCATTTTATTTCTTTTAAAGTGCTATATAAACCGCCTTCACACTCACACCATTGTAGGCCGTTCCTATTGTTATCGTGAACACACCACCACCCTCATCTGTGACTGTGTAATTGTAGTACCACTTGCCACCAAATCCAACCGCGACAAGCTTATGCGTAGATGTGCTTCTCGCCGTGATTTTACCACTCGATACGCTATAAGTATCTACAACAGTAAGCTCCGTGAATGGGCCGCTACCTTGCATCGAGTAGTTGTACTGGCCAATGGCTCCTACATTCGATGCAAGAGCAAGCTCTGTGATAATAGCGTTAAATTGGTAGACTCGGTAGTTGTTGCTCGTATCAATGATGTCTAAATAGCAAACCACCTCACTATCCGTCCCATCAAAATAATCATCAAAGAACGTTATGGGTTGCATATTCGACTCAGCTAACTTGACCAACCCACTACCACTAATGATGAACGATTGACGGCCTTTGATATATTCTCGATAGATATTGTTAGTCTTTGGCGCTAACTCTATCACATCTCTCGATATAGTAATGGTTGAGTCCTTAGCACAAGCAAAAGGATAGACCCCACCACTTGAATTAGTGACCGCTATTACTAAACCTTCTGCTTTTACTGCTTCTGCCATTTATGTGTTGTATATAAACTCTTCCGAATATGTGTCGTAGGTGATAGTCCCAGGCGCTGTGTAGTCAATAGTAAAAGCTCCACTTGTGTATTGTATCTGCGTTATATTGTTCGATACATCAACTTGGAAAGTGTCGTTAGTGTTAATAGTGATACTACCACTTGGAGACAAATTTAATGAAAAAGCTTGAGGATTTGTAGTGACAGGGTAAGTTTGTGTCTTGATCGCCGAGCCATTTTGCAAGACCCTAAAAGTAGTAGTCACAGGGGTGCTTGTGGTAGTGTTAATATTCCCAGATAAAGATATAACAATGGGAGCATTTATAGATGTTGGACCAGTATAGGTTATCAAATTACCTCCTGTGATGGTGAAATCTGCTAAAGTTACGCCTGTCCAAGGCACATATTGTGGTGTATTGTAAGTGCCTGTGGTCACATCCGCATCAAAGGTCTTCTCCTCAATAGCGCCTGCGTCCTTAACATCATCCCAAACCTCCAAAAGGGTGGCTGACCAAATACCAGCCGCAAAGTCAATTTCCTTCATGTTTAAGATAGCATAAACCTTTGTAGGGTCATCATCTTCGAAAATAATGGTATTAATTAGGCCTATTCTATCACCAGAGTTAAAAGTAAGGCCATAGAAAGTCGCATCTATCTTGTTTCTGTTATATCTATTATTCTCCCAATAAGAGGTTAAATTCTGCCTCCTAAAGCTTAAACTCTCACCAGAATATCTATATCGATACCAGTCTGCGTCTGTTAAGTCCGTTCCTCCACTTGTATAAATAGAGCCTTTGTAGTTCTTAGAGAAGCCATCTTGTATCATTATCTCATTGTCACTAACCACATTAACCGCCGCGCTCTTGGTATAGATGGACTTTACCCCTTGTAATGGCTGCGCACTCGCACCATTGAAGGTCTCAATGATGTCGAATTTAAGAGCCTTGACCCAAATCTCATTTTGGCCGCTTGTTGGACTCGTGTGATAATCTGAAATTATGGCAATTTTAATTGTCCCATTATCTGGGATATCAACACTCTCAATATCTAATGTTATCCAATCTTGTGGATTAGGATTGCCTGCGTTGTTATACTCAGTATATAAATAAGTGTAATTATTAGTAAATGTGCTATTTGTTGCTACCCAGGTACCATCATTTTTTAACCAATAATTACCTGCTGCACCCGTTAGCATTACTACCATTTGGTACATTGTACCATCATCGGTAAAATCTAATTCAAAACGATAATCAAGTGATATATTTACTTTTTCTCCTGCAAATACACTTATAGATTGACTTCTTATGTATCTATTGTAAGTTGATCCTTCAGCACCTGGGACTCTTACATAATTATCAGTTAAGTAACCTGTGGTGGTATTTGTGTAAATTTCATTTCTTGTAACACTACCACTTGGTGGGGTTGTACCTGTTACATAATCAGGTGTATCACTTGGCCCAGCAAGGGTGTACTTAAAATCCCAACTATCAACCTCGTATTGCTTTAGTGTGCCTGTGGTAGTCAATAAATCACCCCTACTAAAAGTGCCATTAACCAAAAGCTCGGAGATTTGGTCATAGTTGAAGGTCGTAGTGTCTATCTTTGTTCTGCGCTTTATAAAGCGTAGCATATCTGGTGAGATAGGCTTAACCTCCTCATTGACTCCTACACTTATATCAAACCTCTTTTGCACGCTTGTCCTTGAACCAAGGTTAGATGTAAAGCCTCGAAGGTTGTCCGTCTTAGGCATATAAAGCTCCTCCATCCTCAAAACGTGCCAAACATCATTATACATGAAGAGGGTCTGAGAAAAGCCTCTATTTATGGCCTCTGTCACAGTATAAGCATCTTGATACTCCGTTGACTCAATTTGAAAGGTCTTTGGGTCTATTTTACATTGATCAATGCCAGTGTAAGTAAGGCTATCCGTCATCGAGTCATGGAATAGGTTGCTAAAGATGGTGTACTTAGTCCACCCTTGCACCGCCGTGCTTGTTGCATATTGCAAAAAGTCGAGAGGGGTAGTCTTAGCCGTTATTTCTGCGCCTCCATTAGATATAGGAAAGTTTTTCATATAACCAAGACCCTCTGTGGCTCTTAGCATGATAATATGGTTTGAATCTTGCCAAACCTCTTGAAAATCATCTTGCAATAAATAACCCCTCCAATAACCTACGCTCACATTGTTATAAGCGAATGTGACATATATATCTGTGTCATTATCACTCAAAAAGTCATCTATACTTACACCACTTGAATTTGCCACTATCTCTATCTCTGCCAATTGCGGCCTTATGGGTTTGAACAAATCCTCATCCGTGTTAAATTCTTTTAATACAAAAGGCCTCGGCCCACCACGCAAAGCATTGACACTGCCACCATAACCATCAAACCAAAAGCCAACACGACAATCGTAACCATCTAAGCTCTTGAAATCTATCCTATATTTTTCTGCGTATGCCATTAACCCACTCTATTTATTGTCGTGTTTGTTCTATTCAATGCACCCACTAAGTCCTGGCCTCTCAAAACCACATTAACCTGCCCACTCATGCCCATAGGCCCACCACCTACACCTGCGAATGATGGGGCGGCTACACCGCCTCCAAAATTAAACCCAAATAAATCACCTAATACACCTCCTATGCCTTTTGCTATGCCACCACCACCTGTAGTGATTGCAGTACCAGCACCTGGGAATAATATATTTCCTAAAAGTTTTATAATACCAGTTGCAATAATTTTTGCAACAAGTTGGTTAATTGTCTTTAATACTACTTTACCAAAGTCTGCAAAAGCAAATTTCCCTGTATCTAAGAAATTAGAAAACAATCCCTCTAATGGGTCTGTGAATGTACTTTTAAATAATGCAAGACCTGCTATTGCATTTGTTTCCTTAACAAGTTTAGGAGCTAAATCTTTAAACCCTTCAGCAAAACTTGGAGCTTGAAAACCTGCCTCACCTTCTGCTATTGCTAAAGATAAAGCTGCGTCTTCTGCTTTCTTAGTCTCTTCTGTTGCTTTCTTTTGGGCTTCTGTTCTTGCCTTTAATGCCTTAGCTTGACTTATTTGTGCATTTACTGCCGCTGCTCTTTGATTAGCCGCAGTGTTTGCTTTTTGGAATGCATCAAATTCTTTTAATTCAGATATTATCCCTTCCCAACCTTCTTTATAAGCCTTTTGACCTTCTATCGCGCTTTGCTTTAATGCTTTGTCTTCTGCTTTTAAATTATCAACCCTTTCTTTAGTTGCTGTGTTGATAGCTGCTGTTTCTGCAACTATTGGCTGCAATTGCTTTAAATAAGCATCTTGCTCAGTTTTTAATTTATTTATTTCTGTTATTAATGAACTAACTTCTGCTGCACTTGATTTAAAAGCATTATTTGCATTTTGTTGAACTTGTACTGCTGCTTGTCCTGTTATATTTGTAGCAGATTGTGCTTTCTGTAAAGCTGCCGCATTTGATACATATTCTTGTGAGGCCAAGTTAAGCTCTTGCTGTTTTAATGCTAATGTCTCTGCGTTTTTAGTCAACACAGCACTAATACCAGCCTCCTGTATCTTTAATTTTATTGCTTGTAGCCTCGCTTGTGAGCTTTTATTTATGATGTCAATACTCGCGGCAGTTAAAGCATTTTCATCTTTTATCCCTGCTACAACGTCAGGACTAACTTTTTTTAACTCATTGTAAGCCGCAATTCTTTGCTTTTGTGGTGCATCTAAGTTAGTAATTGTGCCTACGAGTATTTTAATTTTAGATTCCTCAAGAGCTACATTGCCAGTAGCCTCTGCGACCGCCTTATTAAATTCCTTTTGTGTCTCTGTTAATCTTGGTGCAATACCAACCAAAGCATTAAAGGCCTCACCAAGAGACCCATACTTTTGTATCAAGGCTGTCACGCCTGCTACAATAGCACCAAATGCAAAAGATAGACCAGCTGGGCCTACCAATGATGCTCCAATGCTCTTTAACGCTGGGCCTAAACCCCCTGCTTGTTTGGTAAGTTGACCAAATGAATCAACAACAAGTGGTAAGTTGTTCTGGATAGCGACAAAACCAAAAGGCAAGTCCCTTGTAACTTGGCTTAATGAATTAAGAGCATTTGACGCATTTGTTACACCTTGAGGGAGTTTGTCTAAACCAACTCTTTTTAAATCAACAAGCGTTTGCTCAAGTTTCTTAATTTGTAAGTTGGTCTCAACAATACCTTGGCCTGTCGCATTTTTAAGTGAATCCTTTAACCGCTTAAGCTCATTCTCGACTTCACTAATAGACTTAGAGAAATCTTGAATGTCCATGCCTAATTCAAAAACAAATCCACTCATTTTGCTAACCTTTTAAATATTTCTCGCATATCCTCCTGACTCATGCCACTCTTAGTCTCATCACCAGGTAACTCCCACAATGCCTCTGGTGTCTTTGGCGATGTCTTCGGATCGCCCATTAGTCTCACCATGGTAAACATCAAGAGCCTCGTTTGTCTATAACTATCTACTTTTTTGTCCTCATATCCTTTGCTCATCAAGCTAAAGTGGCGAGGACTTAAAGCATAGAACTCATGAGGCTTCAATCCTAATTCACCTAACCCAAAGGCTTCGATGTCTTCCCACGAGAGGTCTTTTTTTTTGGCTCATCACTCACTTGAGTTTGCTTTATAAGCTCATTTGTAGACCAAACTTTAATAGCATTGGTTATCTCTTGCAAGTCTCCTTTGCTTATTAAAATTTTCTCAATATGCTCTACAAAGTCCTCAAATGTCAATGATGGCTCTACATCCTTGACAAGGCAGTTATTGAAATAACCACTATAAAGGATGTGAGCGATGCCTACCTCATTAAGCTCATTATTGACAAAGCTCTTGCCCTCTACAAGTTTTCCATCACTTAGATACCTAAATGATGCCATACCAAATTTTAGTCCGACCTTTTGGTCGTTAATAGTTATAGTGCAGTAATTCATAAAAGTTAAGAGGTTATGTCAAGAGTGCCAGTAGAAGAGATAGAACCAGAGAAATTGATGAACTCGGTAGTAGATTGATTGAGCGTGAGGTCTGTGATATAACCACTAAAGGAATGGTAGTACGCAGCGCCTGTGCTTGCTCCTGTAACGGTTGGGTTTTGTACCCTCACAGCTACCAATGTTTTGCTAACCATTGCGCTCAACAAGTCCTCATAGGATACTTGAGAAACGCTTGGTGCAACCTCGCAAATAGCATCAAAGTCCACGGTCATCTGTGGCTCTGCTACACTTGTAAGTACACCGCAATTGGTTTGCTCTGTGGTGGAGTCAACAGTCGTATTGACTGATGATGTACGCAGACATACGAGGTTTTTATAAGATGTACCACCAGCTACATCTATCTCAACATTCTGCAAACTGCCTTGAATTTGTCCCATTTTTGTTTATTTTTCGTTTACTAAATTACTAATTGTTATTAACTTTCTCGCTATAAAATTATCGCCATTTTGCAATGGCAAATAGCTTGAGCTTATTCTTGCCATTGGGTAGACCTCAAAGTAAGCATCACTCCTACCATTTATGCCTGGGTCTGGTATCAATATTGTCAAAATCTGTGAAGCAATATTATCAACAACAGCATTATCATACACACGATATTGCTCACTAAATATATCAAGAACCACATCGACCTCGTTCCCGAAATTGTGGTTAGTATTATTCGCAGTCTCTGTGATTGATGAGATAACCACATAGTTTTGAGGGGTAGTCCTAAAAGGTGTTTGACCATACACAGGTACATTTTTGCCATTGTAGCTTAGATGCCCATTTAAGGCATTAACATAAATCTCACGAACATTATTGCTACAATCTTTCATTATTTACTTTTTAACACCTTGTTAATAGCTTTTATTAAACTTGGTGTATAAGCTTTTACGCTTCTATTCATAAACCCAGTTGGTGGCACACCTTGTAAACTTGGGTCTTTGCTTTTTTGAAATTGCTTAGCTATTTTTTGCCACTCTTCATCCAAACTTGGTACATAACTCGCCGCGTATTTCCCAGTACCAAACTCTTGATAAGCTGCATAATCGGTTTGAGCTACCAATTGGTACTGCAAAAAACCCTCTTTTTTTAGTGATATTGAACCTCTAAGACGTGCAGTATCTACAGGTGCTAATTGCTTTGCACTTGTAGCCATTAACTCACCATGAGCTGCTATTTCTGCGTCAATCAAGGCAGTTCTCTTGCTAACCTCATTTTTGAAGCTATTAAGAACCTCTCGAAAGTTCGCATCGCTAATCTCTAATTTTATACCTGTAGCCATTAGATAACCACTTGCTTGTATTGGTGATAGTTCAAACCTTCCCACATTGGGTATTGTTGCACTGCTTGTCTTGGGTCAGCGTTCATCTTTTTGCCTCTATTCTCATACATCCAAGACACAAGAGTCAAAATATCATTTTTGAGGTCTTGAGGGATAGTGCCATAACCAGCTTGGTAAGTGACATTAAAAACACCTCTTTGGTAGAGCCAAAGCTTACCACCAATTACCTCATAGTCATCATTAACAGTCAAAGTCTCATAATCATTTATACCCTCTTTAAGTTTAACCTCATCAACGCAAATGAGTGGACTATAAGGTAAGTCAATCATCCAAACATTGGGAACATAGCCACTAAGCTCAATATTGGCTCTTAGTTTCTTATTCACCAAACTCCTACCCGTTAGCTTTTCAATATGCACACGAGCGGCGTTTATGAGGCTATCAATGAGGCTATCATCGCTTGTATAGTCAATCCTTAGCCAATTCTTTACATCTGTGCGACTAACTGGCTCCACAACAGAATCGGATAAGACACTAACGCTATTTATATATATCATCTTTGTCTGTATTCATAAACCTTTTCTCTAATCCACGGCTCCAAATCATCAAGTCTTTTTCTTGGGTCATGCTCTCTTGCTCTTTCTTTTGCTTTTCTTGAATGCTCTCTATATTTCTTTTCATCATCCAAGTCGCTAATCGCTTTAACCCAGCTTTTAATATCATCTCGCTTTTTAACATAAATCCCAGCTTTACCGCAGTTCTCAACAAGACCAGGAGTGTCTGTGCATATAACAGGTATACCACTACTCATGGCCTCTGTCGCTGTTATGCCCCAACTCTCATACTCGCTCGGCATCAAGAGTATTCTCGTTTGCCTGTAATAGTCCCTAATGTTTACGCTCTTCTCTACCACTTTCACAT